CCAGATAAAGAAATTAACTTTGCAGCTGCAATAGCAAAAATATTAGAAACAACTAAAAAACAAGTAATATGAGTCAAGAACAAATGAATTTAAATATCACATTAGACAAAACTACAGCTGTAATTTGTAGTGGGTGTGAAGGAGAAGTATTCACAGATAGTGTTATGCTTAGAAAAGCATCCCGTTTTATTACAGGTACAGCCCAAGATGCCCTTATCCCTATCCAGGTATTTTCTTGTGTTAAATGTGGTCATGTAAATGAAGAATTTCTTCCTTCCCAATTAAGAAACAATGCTGAAAATATTTAATCGATATAAAATGAAATCACAAGAACTACAAGCTGAAAATGATGCTTTAAAAGCACAAGTAATGGGTTTAGCATTTAATCTTAAAGTAGCAGAGGAAAAACTACAGGCTGCACAAATGCAAATACAAAATCTAGCTGCTAAAAACGACAGTTTGGCTAGCGAAGTAAGACATCTTAATATGTTGGCTATGACTTCTAATAATAATAAAAACGACTCAAGATATTACTAATGAATATATTTGATCATCTTAAAAATATTACTACTAATAAGGGATCATACTTAGGAGATGAAGGATGGAACAACTGGATGATTAATCGTTATCTTAGTATGGATCCTGATTATTGTGAAGTAGTTAATTATGTTCAAAAGAATACTTGGCAAATGAAAGGAGAGTATTTATATAACCTATATAAGGATCTTATTCCTAAACAATATAAATTTCTTAAATACATTAAAGCTAAGAATAAAAAGGAATATAAAGTTGATCAAGTAGAAGCAGTAGCTACTTATTTTGAAATTAGTAAAAAGGAAGCTAAACAGTATATTGATATGCTTTCTAAAGATGAATTAGAAAATATAATACTACAAATCAATGGATAAAAAATTAGATTCAATAGTAACTTCAATCATTAGACAGTTTGAAGAACGTTCTGCTAAAGGTAAAGCAAAATATGGTGTTGATTTAGATCGTACTGATTTAGATTTACTAGATTGGATTGAGCATGCTAAACAAGAACATATGGATGCTATTTTATATTTAGAAAAAATTAAACAAGAATATATAGCAAGTGGCAGCCAAGAAAAAATTATCTGATATTGAGTTAAAAATTAAAAACTATCAGCCTCCCGAAATAAATCATGCTTTTCAAAGAAGCATTTCTTATTCTCAATATTCAATGTGGGCATCTTGTCCTCATAAGTGGTATCTTACTTATGTAGAGAATAAACAACCATATCAAGCTAGTATTCATACTGTGTTTGGTACTGCATTTCATGAAACACTACAATCATATATTACTACAATGTATGAAGAAAGTGGAGCAGCAGCTGATAAAATGGATTTAGAAGTATTATTTCAATCTAAATTCTCAGAAATATATTCTAAAGAATACAAAGCAGCAGGTGCACATTTTAGTAATGCTGAGGAATTAGGTGGATTTTTTGATGATGGAATCGCTATACTAAATTGGATAAAGAAAAATCGTAATAAAATCTTTACCATACGTAGGATGCGCTTATTAGGGATAGAATTGCCCCTATTATTAAAAGTACAAAATAATTTATTCTACAAAGCATTCATTGATTTTGCTTTATATGATGAAGACCTAGATAAAATTTATATATATGACATCAAAACATCAACCAGAGGTTGGACAGACAATGACAAAAGAGACGATGCTAAAATTGCTCAAGTCTTGTTATACAAGCAGTACTTTGCGAACCAATTTAATGTTGACGTGGAAAAGATCGAAGTTGAATTCTTCATTGTTAAACGTAAAATCTACGAACAATCAGAATATCCAATCCCAAGAGTTCAATCCTTCAAACCAGCAAGTGGAAAAAATAAACGAAAACAAGTAATAGATAGCTTTCAAGCTTTTATTAGTGATTGTTTTGATGATATTGGTAAGCCAAAAATAAAGTCGTATCTTAAAAATGTAGGTGAAAAATCATGCAAATGGTGTCCCTACAACGAAAAACAAGATCTTTGTAATAAAATGCATTCTTCTATATAATCGTATATATTTATATTCAAATATATTATTATGGGAAACAAAATGCAATTAACAAGCGTGAAAGTTCCTGAAGATTTGTTTGAGCAATTTAAAATTGCTTGTGTTAAATATAAATTTAGTGTTCAAAAATTAACAGAGCGCTCTATGTACTTATATTTAACTAGCGAAGAATTCAGAAAAAATATTCACAATCAATTAGACACACAATTTACAGGAAGTATTTAAAAACAGTTACATGAAAGAAGGTTATATTCCGCAAGCTCAACGCAAAAAGATTCTTTTACTTTGTGACGATATCCGAATGACAAGTGGTATTTCTACTATGGCTAGAGAAATTGTTATCGGTACTGCCCATCATTATAATTGGGTAAATGTAGGGGGCGCTATTAGCCATCCTGATAAAGGCAAAAGATTTGATCTAAGTGCAGATACAGGAAACAATGCTGGTATTGATGATGCTAGTGTATTTCTTTATCCTACTGATGGGTATGGTTCTCCTGAACTGATTCGACAACTTATTCAAATAGAAACCCCAGATGCAATTATGTTTTTTACAGATCCAAGATATTGGGTTTGGTTGTTTCAAATAGAACATGAGATTAGGAAAAAAATACCAATGATTTATCTTAATATTTGGGATGATTTGCCTTATCCAATGTATAACAAATCATTTTATGAATCATGTGATACATTATTTGCTATTTCTAAACAAACAGAAAACATTAATAGAGTAGTATTAGGACCAGAAATAGCAGCTGAAAAAGTAATTAAATATGTTCCACATGGAATTAATGAAAAATTCTTTTTTCCTATTAAACCAGAGCATCCTGAATATTTAACATTACAAGAATATAAAAAGCATCTTTATGGTGAAAAAGAGTATGATTTTAATTTATTATACAATGCTAGAAATATTCGCCGTAAATCGGTTCCTGATTTAATGTTGGCTTGGAAAATATTCATTGATACACTACCAGTAGAAAAAGCTAAAAAATGTGTATTTACACTTCATACTCAACCAATTGATGAAAATGGAACTGATTTGCTTGCTGTAAAGGATATGTTATTTGGAAGAAATCCTCAATATAACATCGTATTTTCTCAAGCAAGAAATCCATCAAACATCATGAATCTACTCTATAACACAGCAGATGTTGTAGCTTTAATTAGTAGTAACGAAGGATGGGGATTATCTCTTACAGAAGCAATGATTTGTGGAAAACCAATTATAGCTACAGTAACAGGTGGTATGCAAGATCAAATGCGTTTTGAAGATGAAAATGGTAATTGGATTAAATTTATAGAAGAATTTGGTTCAAATCATAAAGGAAAATATAAAAAGCATGGAAAATGGGCTTTTCCCGTATTTCCATCAAATCAAAGTATTGTAGGTTCTGTTCCAACACCTTATATATTTGATGATAGAGCCCAACCAGAACATGTAGCTGAACAAATTGGAAAAATATATGATATTAAGACAAATCAACCTGAATACTATGCTGAAATTAGTCAAGCCGCTCATGATTGGGTCCATTCAGATGAAGCAATGATGACAGCTAGAATGATGTCTAAAAACATAATTGATGGTATTGATGAAACTTTTAATAAGTGGGAACCAAGACATGCTTTTGAAATGATTAAAGTAGAACCACTTGAACAACCAAAACATTTTGTAAAACACGTTATCGCTAAATAATATGAAACCTTTAGTTTTTATAAGTTGCCCTATTGATACATTTTCTGGTTATGGTGCTAGGTCTAGAGATGTTGCTTTGTCTATTATTAAATCTGGAAAGTATGAGGTAAAAATACTACCTCAAAGATGGGGAGCTACCCCCTTTGGATTTCTACAGCCAGATAATCCTGATCATAAATTAATGATAGAATGTATATGGCCTAACCCCCAACTTCCTAAACAACCAGACTGCTGGATTCAGATTACTGTACCAAATGAATTCCAACCTATAGGAAAATTTAACATTGGTATTACAGCAGGTATTGAAACTACATTATGTGCTTCTTCTTGGATTGAAGGAATTAATAGAATGAATTTAACACTTGTATCTTCAAATCATGCTAAAACTGTATTTGAAAATAGTAAATATGAAAAGCGAGATCAAAATACAAATCAGATATTAGAAAATATAGAAGTAAAATCACCTATAGAAGTATTATTTGAAGGTGTAAATAATGATATTTACAAAAAATTAGATGCTTTTAATGGAGAAGTAAATGATACTTTAGAAGATTTAGTAAAAGAAGATTTTAATTTCTTGTTTGTAGGTCATTGGTTACAAGGAGAAATTGGACAAGATAGAAAAGATGTTGGAATGCTTATAAAAACTTTTCTTGAAACATTTAAAGACAAAAAACAAAAACCAGGACTTATTCTTAAAGTATCATGTGGTAACTATTCTATAATGGATAGAGATGAAATATTAGATAGAATTAGACGAATTGAAGAAAGTATAGAAGGCGATCTACCTAGTATTTACTTACTTCATGGTGAATTAAGTGATGATGAAATAAATGAGCTATACAATCATTCTAAAGTAAAAGCACACGTATCATTTACCAAAGGAGAAGGATTTGGAAGACCATTATTAG